ACAAACAGGTCAGGGCAAAGGATATTTGAGTTTATCTGTTAAACCCGTAGACGAGCAAAACACGAAGCCACAAAGCAACGATATTTCAGACTTTTTAAACAACTTTTAAGCTATGAAAGAAGAAAAGATAGTAGCTAATATAAATAATGTAACACGGACGTTAATTTGGCGGTATATTCAAAGCAAAGGAATAACACTAAATAAGTTTTGTTTGGAAGCTAAATTACACCAAAGTAATATACACACGTTCCTGAAGGGTAAAACAATAAACACAGCTACAATAGAACGAATAGGAAAGTTTTTAGATGCTAACAAGTAACCAATATAAATAAATATATGTTTAATTTAACACAAGCACCAATGGCGAACAATAGTACCCACGTGCAAAAAGAACAAGAAGTAAACAAAGTTTACAAAACAAGCGATTTATCAATTTTTAAACAAATTGACGGTAACAGAATTCCAAACCTTCAACACGTAAGACGATTAGCTGATTCAATTCGTGTTTATGGAATGAAATGCAATCCAATTTTAGTTAATGAAAAAATGGAAGTAATAGACGGACAACACCGTTTGATGGCTGCAAAAGAAGCTAACTCATTTGTTTATTATATAAAAGTTATTGGATATGCATTAAAAGAAGTACACACGTTAAATCTTAATCAAAAGAATTGGGGTAAAAAAGATTTTATGTATGGATATGCTGATATGGGAATTGAATCTTATATCAAACTTAAAAAATTTATAGAAAAAAATGAAGATTTTGGCTTTAATGATTGTGTTTCGTTATGTACTAATATTTCAGGAATAGTTGCAGGTTTTAAAGATAAATATAAACTTGTAAACCCTTTGTTAAGTAAACAAGAAGTATTTGAAGAAGGAACTTGGACTGGTAAAGATTTTAATTTAGCGCAAGATTGGGCAAATAAAATTAGAATGATTAATCGATATTATTCAGGTTATAATAGAAGTTCATTTGTTGGTACAATGATTTTATTGTTTCAAAATGAAAAATTTGATTTTAATGAATTTATGCATAAAGTAAGATTACAACCAACGGCTTTAGTAGACTGTGCTAATCGTGACCAATATAGAACATTGATTGAAGATATCTACAATTACAAAAGTAGAAATAAAATAAGTTTACGTTATCAATAAATAGGCTCGGCAAAGCTAAAACTTGCAGTGGTTAATGGATTGTGAAGCACGGTCGCCCACACTTTGCAAGTATTTCAAGTGCGGAACGTAAAAAATTCCGCATTTTTTTTTATTCAGATAGTATTTATATTAATATTTAATATTATATTTGTCGAAATAATTAATATTTAAGCTATGAAAACACGAAATTGGACAATTGAAACATTAGATTTTATCAAAGGAACTGGAATATTAGACCTTAATTTAGGTAAAGGCAAAATAATGGAGTTACAATTTGAGGTAGAATTTGAGCGTGACGGTGACGAAATAGAACAAGTTGATGTTAAATTAACGCCTTATACAATTCATAACGAAGATGGAATACTAAAACACGGTACATTAAACAAGCGAAACACGAACTTAATTTGTGAAATGTTAGAAGAAATAATAATAAGTGACCCGTGTTTTTATGGTTTTGAAATGATGCAAGACGAATTTGATTACTACCAAGAATTAATATTTGAAGAAAGGCGTTTGTCAAATATTTAAAAAAATAGTATAACTTTGTAAAGTGAGATACGCCTTACTTTTACCTATACTGATAACCCTATTTATTTTAGATAGGGTTTTTCTTGTTTTAGTTTATTGGAAAACAAGTTATAAATTTGAAAGGTGGATATATAAAGACGAATTAATTATAGAATCAATGCACCGTGTTACGGTAGGCTTATTAGTTTTAGTATTAATTGAATATTCTATTTCGATTTGGTAAACGAAATGTTTTTATTAGAATTAAGTAAGCACCACAACGACTGGATAAAGATTGTAGGCACTTTTAACGAAGAATTTTACGCTGAAGATATAGTTCAAGAAATGTATTTAAAGATGGCTATAATAAATAACGTTGAAAGATTCTATTTAAACGGCAAGCTAAATAAGAATTTTATCTGGACGGTATTAAGAAACATGGCTTTTGATTACAAAAAAAGCAAAACACGAATAACAAAAGTAAGCATAACGGAAGCCTACCAAATAAAAGACGAATACTTACCCGAAATACTTGAAGCGAAAAAACGTTTAGAAATAAAGATAAACCAAGAGGTTAAACAATGGCATTGGTACGATCAACTATTATTTGACCTTTACCGAACTTCAGGAATGAGTACACGACAAATTGAAGGCGTAACGGGAATAAGTTTTAAAAGCGTTTGGAAAACAATTAAGACTTGCAAAGAACGATTGAAAGAAAATGTAAGCGAAGACTACGAAGATTTTAAGAACCAAGATTACGAATTAATAAAATAGATATGGAGCATATTTTAGAAGTATTAAACAAAGAATTAAAAGAGCGTAAAGAAAGAGCCAGAGAATGGTACGATAATTATCAAAAATTATACGAAGATTACCACGATTTAAAAGCGCAAAACGATATGCTACGAAAAGACCTACAAGAATTAAGTAAAGAACATTTTAAAAAATAAATATGGCACGAAAAAGACGTACAAAAGCTGAAATATTAGCAGCACAAAGTGAAGGGTTAGGAGACACGGTAGAAAAAATTTTAGAAGTTACTGGAGTAGCAAAAGTTGCAAAATGGTTATTAGGTGAGGATTGCGGATGTGATGAACGCAAAGCGAAGTTAAATTCTTTGTTTCCGTATCGTAAACCTGAATGCCTACTAAAACACGAACACGAATATTTGTCTGAATGGTTTAATGAAAAGAGATATTCAATGAAACCCACCGAACAAAAGGAACTATTAAAGATTTACAATAGAGTATTTAAAGTAAATATGCAACCTACTTCATGCGGTAGTTGTCTACGTGATGTAATGAATAAACTTGAAATTTTATACAACAGCTATGCCGATACCGAAGCCGAATCCTAACGAACAAAAAAAGGACTTTGTTCAACGTTGTATGGAAAACGATACAATGGTAAATGAATACAAAAACACGGATCAAAGATTAGCCGTATGTTCAACTACTTTTGAAGATAGCAGAAATAAAGTCGAATTAGAAAGTTACACGGACTACCCTAAACAAGCAACTGAAAACGCAAAGATAGCTTTAAGATATGCTGAAGAAAACGGCTGGGGCGATTGCGGTACACCCGTAGGTAAACAAAGAGCTAACCAATTAGCAAATGGCGAACCGATAAGCGAAGAAACTATTTCAAGAATGGCAGCGTTTGAAAGACACCGACAAAATTCACAAAAAGAATTAGGAGACGGATGCGGGCGTTTGATGTGGTTAGCTTGGGGTGGTGACGCTGGTATAGAGTGGGCGCAAAGAAAGTTAGAACAAATAAGAAAAAACTAAAAAACACGAACTATAAAATGGCAAAAGTAGGTAGACCAAGAAATTTAGATAGTCCTGAACAACTATACGAACTATTCGAAAGATACAAAAGAGACGTAAAAGCGAACCCAAGAATAAAAAGCGTATTCGGTGGTAAAGAATTCGAAGAAAGAGCCGAGCCTTTAGAACGTCCCCTAACTTTAGAAGGATTCGAAATATTTTGTTGGCACGAAGTAGGATGCGTTGAAGATTACTTCAAGAATACAGATAAACGTTACGAAGAATTTACTCCTATCTGTTCGCATATACGCAAAGAAATCCGTAGAGACCAAATCGAAGGCGGTATGGTAGGACAATATAACCCAAGTATTACGCAACGTTTAAACAACTTAAAAGAACAAGTAGAACAAACAAACGTAGAACAACCTTTATTTAAATTACGTGATAATAACGACGGCAATAGATAAAATTGAAGCGTTACAAAAACGAATCAAAATAATTCAAGGCGGTACTTCTGCGGGTAAAACATATTCCGTTTTAGCGGTGTTAATTACAAAAGCCGCATCTTATCCAAGAACTGAAATTAGTATTGTAGCTGAAAGTATACCGCATTTAAGAAGGGGTGCGTTAAAAGACTTTCTTAAAATAATGAAAGAAAATAATAGGTACTTTGACGAGCGCTTTAATAAATCGCTTTTAAGGTACGAATTTTCAAACGGTAGTGTAATTGAGTTCTTTAGTGCTGATGACAGTTCTAAATTAAGGGGTGCAAGGCGTGACATACTTTATATAAACGAATGTAATAACGTAACCTTTGAATCTTATAACGAACTTGCAATACGTACAAAGAAAGAAGTTTATTTAGACTTTAACCCCGCTAATGAATTTTGGGTACACAAAGAACTAAAAGACGAACCCGACAGCGACTTCTTAATTTTGACGTATAAAGACAACGAAGCCTTAGACAATAGTATTGTTCAACAAATAGAAAAGAATATTGCTAAAGCTGATACAAGCGCATACTGGGCAAACTGGGTTCGTGTTTATGCACACGGGCAAATAGGAATGTTAGAAGGCGTTATATTCAGTAACTGGAAAACAATCGACAACCTACCGAAAGATGCAAAGTTAATCGGAATTGGTTTAGACTTCGGGTACACGAACGATCCAACTGCAATAATAGAAATATACAATTACAACGGGCAAAGAATATTAAACGAACTGAAGTATCAAACGGGTATGCTTAATTCAGATATTGCAAAGGAACTACCAAAACACGTACCCGTATATGCTGATTCGAGCGAGCCTAAATCAATAGAAGAAATAAAACGCTACGGAATAACAATTAAAGGCGTTACAAAGGGTAAGGATTCAATAAACTACGGAATAGATGTTATGCAACGTAATGAATATTTAGTTACTTCAAATAGCACAAACCTAATTAAAGAACTTCGAGCGTATTGCTGGGACACGGATAAGCAAGGCACACGCCTAAACAAACCGATTGACACAAATAACCACGCTATTGACGCGCTGCGTTATCATGAAATGGAAACGTTAGGAATGAATTCTAACTACGGTAAATATCATATTTGGTAAATAAATAATATTTCGCACCTGTTCAAGTATGCAAATAGTGTGAATTATATTTACAAACTACAAAAACACGAATTAAAAGTTAATATATAGAATGAAAACAGAAATTGTAATACCTACTTCATTAAGTGAAATTCCGTTAAAGAGCTACCAAGAATTTATGCGGGTGGTTGAAAAGTCGAACGACGAGGAATTTATAGGTCAAAAGACTATCGAGATATTTTGCGGCTTAAAAATGAAAGACGTAGTTAAAGTAAAATGGAGCGACGTTAAAGAGTTAACCGTACATTTAAACGAAATATTTAAAGCGAAGCCTAAATTTCAAGCTACGTTTAAAATTCAAGATACTGAATTCGGTTTCATTCCTAATTTGGAGGATATGAGTTTTGGAGAATACATTGATTTAGAAAGTAATATTTCTAACGTAGAAACTTTTCACAAAGCGATGGCCGTAATGTACCGACCTATTACAAAGAAAGTAAAAGACCGATACGAAATATTCGAGTACACTGGCACGGACGAATTTAGCGACGTAATGAAGTTCGCACCGTTAAATGTTGTCATGGGCGCAACGGTTTTTTTTTCGAGTTTAGGAAACGACTTGGTACAACATACGCTTACTTATTTGGAGAACCAGATGAAGACGAACAAGAAATTAATGACTACAGCGAAAGAGCGCAATTTAATAAAAGATGGGGATGGTATAATTCAATCTATGCAATTGCTCAAGGCGACCTTACAAAATTTGATGAAGTTACCGGATTGGGAGTTCGAAAGTGTCTTACATGGCTTACCTACGAAAAGCAAAAACGAGAAATAGAAGAAAGGGAAATTAAAAGAATGACAAAAAATGGCTAATTATTACACGATACTTGACACGCTTAAAAGCAATTTAGAAAACGATCCGTTTATTAACACGGTAACGCAAGGCGATATTTTTGCGGTTGACTTGGCTAAACAAACTATATTTCCGTTGTGTCATATTATAGTAAATAACGCAACGTTTGAAAGCAATATAATTCGTTTTAACGTAAGCTTAATTGCTATGGATATTGTCAACAAATCAAAAGACGAAGATACTGACGTATTCAACGGAAACGATAACGAAGTATATGTATTAAATACTATGCTTTCAATTCTAAATAGATTGTACGAAGAACTACGAAGGGGTGATTTATTTACCGATGCTTTTCAGGTAGACGGTAATCCAACGTTAGAAGCCTTCGCTGAAAGATTTGAAAACTATTTAGCTGGTTGGACAATGACGTTTGATATTTTAGTGCCTAACGAAATGACAATTTGCGACGATACTGAATATTCTGCATTTAGTCAAGTAATAGATTTTCAAACTACGCCTATTAATTCAATTCAATATTTATGCGACGGTAATTTTGTAACGGCTTGTTATGGTACGAATCAAACAAACATAACTGATTTTGTAGATATGTTAAATTCAAACCCTCCCGTTCAAAGTCAAGCGTGTTTTTTAAATCATGGTACGTATTACGATAATGGCGACGGGCGTGTTCGTTTAGTAATGAATAGCGCACAATACACGGCGCTTTGCCCTGACGGTGTAATTACATTAAATGCAATTTACGATTAATGAGTGAAAGACTAAAAGCTTTAGAAAAGTTCCGTGACTTGGTAGTAGCTGAAGCGAAAGCCAATTTACAAAAGATGGGTAAAAATTCAAGCGGTCGATTATCTAATTCAATAAAAGGCGACGTTAAAGAAATGCCTAATTCAATAGGAATCTATTTTGAAATGGAGCCTTACGGTAACTTTCAGGATAAAGGGGTTTCGGGTACACAAAGAAAATTCGACACACCTTATTCATATAAATCAGGAATAACAAATAGACCAAGCCCAAGGCACTTCGATAAATGGGTAGTTAAAAGAGGTTTAGCACCAAGGGGTGCGGGTGGTAAATTTGTTTCTCGTTCAAGTATTAAATTCGCTTTAGCTGCGCACATACAAAAATACGGAATAAGACCGAGTTTGTTTTTTACTAAACCATTTGAAGAAGCCTACAAAACTTTACCCGATACGTTAATAGATAAATACGGTTTAGACGCTGAACAACTGTTAACCGAAATATTAGACCAAAATTTAAAGAATATAAAATGAGTATTTTTGCACGTTCACCTTATATAGTAGAAATATCCGAAACGGGACAAGACGGTTCTAAATTAGAAGTATTTATTTGGAACGGTATCGGAAGCGCACCAGCTACGCCAAGTTACACTTTGAGTAAATTAATACCCGCTTCAAACAACGTAAAGACGTATTATAATATTAGTCCGTACATTCGTGAATATTTAAGTTGGAATACAAGACAAGAAATTTATAATACTTTTCCCGCAAGCGACACGAATCAGTGGTGTAACGTTCAACTAAAAAGATACAAATTAGATAGCGGTACATACACGTTATTAAGTACGAATTCATATGTAGCTTACGACGGTTTTGGTTGGTATGAAGAAGGATACAATTATACACCAAGTAACGACATATTACACGATCAAGGTACGTTTTTCTATTACTACGACGGAACGAATCCAAGTTCAAATTCAAGTAGAAGGGCTGGACATATAATGGTTAAAACTGCGACAAGCTTCAAAGCGAAATATACTAACTTGGCAACGGCTGCGACATTCACGCAAAACTTAACAAACAATTCTATTATAGACGTTCCGAGGGTTTACCAAAACTATTACGCTGCGGGTAACAAATTAGAAATAACAATTAATATTTTAGGAAGTGACGTAACTGTTTGGACGGGTTACTTCAAGCCTTAC